TACCTGCAACAGGACGGAAACCTTCGGGCGACAAGAATATTAGGTCGCCACCAATCTCTAGAACACTATCCCGTGCCACGCATCCGACGTTGGCTGTAACTTGGTCTAGGACAAATCCTGCCGTTACATCTGGGCTAACTTTCTTGATCTGGTTGATACCAAATACAAACAAGTCGTCACGGAAAGGCTTAAACTGGACTACGTTAAATCCTGGGGTAATCTGACCGCCACCCGAAGCTGAAGTAAAATCAAATGGGTCTGCAGGTGCGGAGTGACAGATAACAGCACGTGATGTTAAGTCGCCGCCTAGAAAGATATGGTTCTCGAAGACTTCTACAATAGCAGGGGCATTGACTATCTGATTGCCTCCTGGGTTTGCAGATGTACCATCACCAGAAGAATTTAGCTGATACCAGTTTGTCCCATCAAAGATTGTGGCATTATTAACACCGTCTACAAAGATGATATGGGAACCGTCACCAAAGTCGAACTGTGCATGACGCAATTTATTTACCGTGCGAACACCGTCAGTCGTATTCAGTGTCAGGCTGTTGGTCATTGCCTGCCAACCAACCTGCGATACGAACTTGTAGAACTTATAGGTGTTAGCACCTACGTCCTTACGTGCAGCCATAATGTATGGACTACCAAGATGTTCGTTCTTGTAGATAGCAACCGCTAGTACAGGACCTTCTGCTACACCTTCGCCTACTTCGATGTCTAAACCTTCTAAAAGACCGTAGCCCTCAACACGACGATAACCGCCGTATAGGCTAGGCTCATAGTTCACTAGGCGTGTAGCGGCACCTGATGCAGCCTCAGACAAAAACAAATGGTTTTCGTTACTGTTTAGACCGCCTGAACATACCAGTTTATAACTCTGGATTTCGTCAGCCATTAGAACCTAATCCTTGTGTCCCGCACGTATTCGTAGCTGTTGATGTACAAAGTCTGCAGGTCTTTAAGGCCGCTCTCAAAAGCAATGAATGCAGCGTTGGCTGCATCAAGGTTATCTTTGAACATGTAGAGGTGATACAAAGCACCATCTACAATCACGGTATCAAAGCTTTCAGGGATACGGGTTACATCTGTTGCTGCAGTAATATCAGCGTAGTTTAGATAATAACGGAAACGAACACTGTACGCCTGATCTGGTGCAGGTGTTACGCCAAAGCCTGTGCCGTGGGATGGGAATACAAAGTCTGGGATACCACGTCCTGCAGACCCTGCCTCATAGTCATCATCACGATAGCTCTTGTACCATTCGTCACGTTCAATAGGCGACAAGGTTTTATAGCTTGTACCTAGAGCCGCATCCTTTTGAATTTGGAACGAATTAAAGTCTGCAATCTTAAAGTAATCAGGCCAATCGTATTCTGTACGGCCTGCAGTAAGCACCTGTGTATGCTCTGAAGCATTAAAGGGCCATTCAAACTCAGCCTGATTGATCTTAGCAATCGCTGCACGTACTGCGTCTTTAACAAGTGCCTGTACGCCACGCACTGTACCAAAGTCAGCTTGCGCAATCTCCACCTCGTTAATACGGCGAAGAACCATGTTACATAGATTTATATAAGTACTGGCCATGAATGATCCTTAAAAGGGTAAGGGGGGCAAGTTACCCTGCCCCCGATAAGGATTATGCTGCGTTGTAGTTCGCTGTGATAAGACCTTCAGGGCGGAGAATCTTCCTGCCATAAAGCTGCATACCACGGACGATGTCTGCGAATGTGTCTGGTGAGCGGAAGCTCTCAGTTTTCGCAATCTGGTCTGCGACTGCCGCCGAGGAGTCGTGACCTGCAACAATAACACCGAAGTTAGTTGTAGAACCTGCAGAGGCTGTTGTACCAGAACCTGTACCTTTGTAAGGTAGGTTGTTTGATTGGTACACACGGAAGCCACGGATGGTGCCTGGAAGACGACCATTGCGTACTTCACCTTCTCCACCGAAGTCGGCGTTGATCAATTTTGCGTCTTCATCCATTAGGATTTCTTTGAAGACAGGATCAACAACGATCCAACGACCGTCTGTGTCCACGTTAGCTGCGTCCATTAGACGTGCCATGCGGTTCAAGACTGCCAAAGGTGATGTTAGTGCGCCTGTGCCGCCGCCTGCTACGACAGGAATTGAGTTTCCTGCAGTACCACCGAATGTGCCTGCGTTTAGCTTGTTAGCTGCAAGCAATTCGTCGTTGCCTGCCGCTGTGTCAGCTTTCGTGCCTGCTGCTGCAGTACGAGCCGCCCATGCAGAACCGTTCCATGAGTAACCAGACATGTAGCCTAGTACGTCTTGGTCAAACGCATCACGCAGTTTGTAGCCTGCACGATCCGTCGCCAAATCCATGAACGACACGTGGCTGTGGGCCTCTTCGATGTCGTCTAATGAAAATTGGAAATAGTTCGCTTGATCAACAACCATTGTGAAATCAGCGTCGGTCAAATCTTGTGTCGCAAGCGTTGTGCCACGGGCATAAGTATTGATTGTGATTTCTGGTTCTTTGATGATTTTAACACTATCACCCATGTTGGCGATTTCGCCTGCATAGTCAGTGTTTGTAATGTCTTCTACTACTGAAGAATTACGGAAAGCCTTTTGAACTTTCTTTGAATAGATAACTGGTGAAAAGTTACCATTTGGCAGGTTTGTGTAACCTGTTGCTACTGGAAATGCCATTGTTAATACTCCTTGTGAAATGGCAGGTCGGATAAACCGACAGACAAAATCAGAAGGTAACAATTAAGTGGCAGTGCTGATGTTAGGGTGCGCACCTATTGCCATAGATACGGGCCTTACCACACTGGTGGACTATTTGTTTTAGTCTTCTGGGAAAATACGAATTAAGAGGTAGTCGTTGCCGAGGCTCTCATTCGTTTAAAGCTATGCTATACCAATAATTATAACACGATAATATTGTTTAGTAAATAGCTATCTCTTTTTAAAGTGGCTTATTATGCCACTTAACGTGCGCCACCCGTCATGTCGTAGGTAAATGCGCCTGTACGCATTGCCTCTAGGATGGCATCTTCGTTTGCTTCATACTCACGGTCAGACATTTGTGCTACCTGACTTTCTGTGAATTTCGCTTTTCCTGTTGCTGCAGGGGCCGCTGAAGGTGTACGTCCAACGGCTTCTGCCGCTGATTTTTTAGATGTAGTTTTGCGCTTGCCTGTATCGGCTTTATACAAGTCGATTGCACGGGCAGCGGCTTGAGCATCGGTGTTGTTCTTATAAAGAGCATCTTGGATGTATAGAGGCTGTAGTGATACCCATTCGTGGAATGCGGGGTCTTGGCGAATATCATTGAAGTCTGGATGCAGCTTCATAAGCTGTTGTTCCGCTTCTTTCTTGGTTAGCTTTGTCTCCAGGTCTTTAAGGTGACCTAACCGTTTTTCGCCCTCTTCTAGTGCTTCGTTTGCTCTCTTACGTGCAATAGTATCAACGATCTTTGCTACATCAGGATATTTCTGTGACCACTGTTCGATTTCTTCATCTGTTTTAGGAAAGCGAATTTGGCCTTTAGCTGCAGTTTCTAGCTGATCTTTCATTGCAGATAGTTCTTTATCCTTCTGTGCCATCAACTGTTGTGTGTGGCGGCGAAGGTCACCGTAGCGTTTTTTAAACGATGCCTCTTCAGCATTTTCAGGTTCTGGTTCTGCAGGTGCTGCCTGTTGTTCCATTTCCTGTGAATAAGTAAGATCGTCTTCTAGTTCTTCTTTGCGTTTATATTTATTGCTCATGTTTTACCTCTGGGGGCTTCACATAGTGAAGGTAGCCCAATTAAAATCACACGATGAAAGTTACCTTTGGTTTCTTCACCATGCCGTACATAGAAGTCTTTTTGGAATAATCGCTTTCGGCGTATTCTTCCGTTTCACGGACTTCTGGTTCCTCTTCAGAAACCTCCACAGTCGCCTCTTCAACCTCATTGCCCTCTGGGGTTTCCTCTTCCTCTGTGTGGTAACCTGTGCCACCACAATGGTCGCAACCTTCGCCATCACACTTCGGACAGACTTCACCCTCTGGTTCCTCTGCTTCTACGGCAGGGATTAGACCCATGGCATCCATAGCCATAAGACCCATCTTCGCCTCTTCCTGCATCATCATGATCTTTTCTAGGCCATGCCATTTGACCACGTCTGCAGGTAGGACGTATTCTCCTTGCGATATGTTAATCTCAATATCGTCACGTACTTCTTCGGCTGATGATCCAATTGGAATAGGGTTGC